ACGCTTAGACTATCTTGCACCAGTAGCATGGCTTTCCTTGTATGACCAAGCTTCACAAAAAGTCGCTTAGCAAACTGTCCGAAAAAGTGTTGACTTCCCAAGTTTCTGAACAACACGTCTGCAATTGCAGACGCAATGTATGACTCACTGTTTGACGGCGAATTGCTCGACTTTTGGATTCTCTACCGCAAGCGTAAGAACTCCGCTGGCAAGTATTACGCATGGTACATGCAAGTTACCGTTCAAGAAGACAGCAGCGACAATGACCCTGATGATCACTCTACTCGCGATGTCACATTCTCAGTTAATGGCACACCAAAGCGTGGCTGGACAACGCTAGACAGCGAAACTCAGGAACAGGTCGATTACGTATTCCTTGGAGTCGGCAAGGTCACTAGCCTTGATAGTACCGGCGGTGGTGTCAAGTGGGATTCTGTTAAAGACCCAGGTACGAGCGAAACAACTACTACCACCACTACGCACGGATAATTAATTGATGCAAGTCGCCTAAGAAAGTCACAGTACGGGTGAAACCCGGGCGGCTTTAAAAGAAAGGATTTTAAATCATGCAATTAACCATTAACGGTAAAGAATACGAACTTAACTTTGGTGTCCGCTTTGTTCGCGAACTCGACAAGACAATTGGGGCTTCCATTAAAGGAATTAATTTCGGTATGGGGGTCGCAAAGGCTTTAGTTGGGCTAGGGTCCTATGACTCCGCGGTTCTTTCAGATGTCATCTATGCCGCAACTGCCGCTTCTAAAAAGCGGCCAAGCACAAAAGAAGTCGATGACTTTATTGATGAAGACGGGACCGACTTAGACTCACTGTTTAAACAGATTCCAGAAGAAATGCGATCTGCTAACGCGGTCAAAGCGGCAACAAAAAACATGAAAGCCTAGATAAGGACGACAGTAAGACAAGCGAGCAACAGTATCGCGAAATCTTGCTAAATTCGTTAGCCTATCTAGGCTTTTCTAATATTCGAGACATTGAACGTATGACTCTTGTTGAGTATGAGCTGCGTATGGAAGCCTATCAGCTTAAGCAAGTCGATAGACAGAACGAGATTGCACAGCAAGCATGGATGAACCAGCAAGTACAGGCAACAACTGGGAGCAAAAATCCTAAGCCGAAGTTCAAGACATTTGATGACTTCTTTGACAAGAAAGAAATTGTGGACAAAGTACGTTCAAGTTATGAACCGGATTATGAAATCTCACTTATGAGCAAAGCGGAGTTGAATCGCTCGCGTGCTCAGATATTTGCAAAACGGATGGCCGAATTTCAGCGGTTGAAACGCGAAGGCAAAATCATTCCGTTATCAGAAAGAAAGGAGGGAGCACATGGCTGATAGTTACAGTGTCGAGGCCATCTTGTCGGCTGTTGACAAGAACTTCTCGGGAACATTCGAGAACATGTCATCAGCTGCCAACAGTGCAGTAGATTCAATCAGCAGTGGGCTTGCCTCGTTGGGTAAGTATACGGCTATTGCTGGCGCAGCGGTTACCGCTATGGGTGTTCAATCGCTGAAATCATTTGGTACATTTGAGGCCAGCCTGAATAAGGCAGCCGTCGTTGCTGGTGGCACTTCAAAGAACATTGGTGAATTAGCCGATGTCGCTAACAAAATGGGCGCAGAACTGCCATTAAGTGCGCAAGATGCTGCAAATGCTATGGTTCAGATGGCTCAAGATGGGGCTAATCTAGACACCATCAAAGAAGAGTTCCCTGCGATTGCTAAAGCTGCTACAGCGGCTGGGGCAGATTTGCAAGCTACTGCCGGCACTGTTCAAGTTGCTATGAATATCTGGGGAGACAGTATTGGATCATCTGCTCAGGCGGCTGCTGTCCTTACTCAAACAGCGAATGTCTCCAATGCTTCAATCGAAGAGATGCAGCAAGCGTTTGCTGATGTTGGATCAATTGCTAGCCAAGTAGGAATCAATATGCAGGATACCTCGACAGCTATTGGCATGATTTCCAATTCTGGGGTTCCAGCTGCTCAAGTGGCACAGGACTTGAACTATGCATTGACGAGAATCATTAAACCATCAAAACAAGCATCTGATATGGCTTCTAGTTTAGGTATCAGTTATTACGATGCTCAAGGCAAGATGAAGCCGTTGCAGACAATATTGCTTGATGTTGCTAAGGCGACAAGCGGTTTGAACGATCAGCAAAAGCAGCTCGCATTGACTACGATGTTTGGTACTGCCGGTTTTAAGGCAATGGGTCCGTTGCTTCGTTCGGTGACTAACAATTCAGACAATGCCAGCCAAAGCTGGACTGCAATGAGCAAGGCAATCAATGATGCTTCATCAAGCGCTCAAGCAGCTAACGCCATCCTCAATCAGCAAGCCAGCGATATGCAAAATAACATTGGTTCTAAGATTGAGCAAGTCGGTGGTAACTGGGAAGCACTTCGTAATACTGCCATGCAAGCAAACTCTGGGATCAATTCAAGTATTTTGAACATGGTCAACAATGTGCTGACGATGGCAAATGATTCTAATTCGTCTCTCGGACAGATGGCTCAAAGTTTTATTGGATTGTCTACTGTTATTGGACCAGCCATGACCGGATTTGCAGGATTCGCGGCTCAGGCCAATGCTGTTCACAACTTCCTCGGATTAGGCACTAAAGACGCCAACGGATTCTCGAAAGCATTATCTGGATTGACGGATACCAGCAAAGTTAGCACCGCCTTTGACGGAATGAATAGTAAGGTGCGGGGATTTGTTTCAGCAACCGAAAGCGCCCCAAAGGGAATCAGCAACTTTGTTTCAGCATTAAAAGGTGTCGAGCAGGTTGGGCCAAAGGGATTTGATTCCTTGGGCTCCAGTATGCAGAAAATAGTTGGTTTCACTGCTAACGCATCGACACATGTTAAAGAATTCAACGGTGGTATTGGCTCACTCGCAAGTTCAGTCGCATCTAAGTTCCCGTCCATGAGTGCAAGCGTGTCATCGTTTTCTTCAACGTTAAAAAACGGATTATCACTATCTGCAATTGGGAATCCGTTTAGTGAGTTGCCAAGCATGATCAGTAATTCTTTGTCGAGCATGACATCCATCGTATCTTCAAAGTTGGCTCCATTGAGTGGCTTGTTCTCTACATTAGGTAACGGTATCTCATCGGGCTTATCCACATCATTTGACCTTGGGACTTCAATTGTTTCCAATGGCATGACTGCGATGGCTGGAGTAATGAAGATGGGATTGTCAGTTATTGGACCCGCGGCGATCATCGCTACTCTTATTGCTGGTCTTGGGCTCGTCAACAATCAATTTGGCACACAGATTCAAGCTATGATACAGACGGCAACTACACAGGGCCCACAAGTAATCACTAACTTTGTTGCAGGTATTGTTAGTGCTATTCCCCAACTTGTTGCTTCTGGGGAAACGCTAATTACGAGCTTGCTTATGGCCATAACGGCCAATTTGCCAGCAATTATCACAGGCGGTGTTCAAATTATTACCACATTAGTTACCTCGCTTACGAGCGGTGGTGGTAGTGCAAACATGCTGAATGCTGCTATTACGATGATCACGACACTGGTAACTGGCTTAGTCGGAGCACTTCCACAACTGATGTCAGCCGGCATTAATTTGCTGATGACATTAATTAACGCTATTGTTCAGAATCTGCCAATGCTGATTGCCGCAGCCATGCAAATGATTCAAACGCTTGCTACAGGTCTCCTCCAAAACATGGACCAAATCATCAATGGTGCTTTGCAAATTGTGCAAGGACTGGTAACAGGAATTTCTCAAAACTTGCCTGCTATTCTGAATGCTGCATTGGAGATTATCATGGCCATTGTAGGCGGACTTGTACAACATATTGACCAACTGATTGACGCCGCATTGCAATTAATCACCGCCTTAGCCAATGCTCTAATTGAAAATCTTCCAATGATCATTAATGCGGCTATTGAGCTCGTTATGGCATTGATGAATGGCTTGATTGATAACATTGACAAAATTATTAATGCTGGGATTCAGTTATTACTTGCTCTCGTAAACGCCTTGTTGGATCACTTGCCAGAACTAGTTAATGCAGCAATTAAATTGGTTGTAACTCTTGCAGGAGCTTTGATTGATAACTTACCTAAGATTCTTGCTGCTGGAGTGAAACTTGTTGCTGGCCTTGCTAAAGCTGTCTGGAATCACAGAGATGACTTGGTTAAAGCCGGTGGCGATTTGATCATGGGACTTGTTAAGGGGATTGGCAACTTGGCAGCCAAAGCTTGGAATGCCGCAGTATCAGTTGCCAAGGGAATTGTCAAAAAAGTTAAGGGTGCTCTTGGCATTCATTCACCTTCTAAAGTCATGGCTCAAGAAGTTGGGCAGTACATTCCAGCCGGTGTTGCTGTTGGTATCACTGACAATATGAAGCCAATAACAAAAGCAGTTGATGCAATGACAGCAGCTACTTCAATGAGCATTCCAGCGGTCGATACTTCTGCATTTAGTTCATCCGTTAGTGCCCTCAACAGCAGTGTACAGGGCGCAACCTTGTCTTCAAATCTTGATGTCAACTACACTCGCAAGCAAACGATTGAGGTTCCTCTGTACATTGACGGCCGAGAGGTTGCACGAGCAACCGCAAACCCAATGCAAACAGAGCTTAATCGTTTGACAAAGGTAAGCAATTATCGAAAGGGGCTAGTCTAATTGTACGATTTCAGAGAAACGACACCCTTTACGGGTGCAGATAAGAAACAGTACCCAGCTGAGGCAATGAAAATTGATGGCCATTATATCGAAGATCTGATTCCTGGTTATCAAACACTTCAGGTCGGAGGGCGTGAGCTTCTTAAACAAGACGCTAAAAGCAATCCTATAGGAATATCTGATGGCGAAATGCTTGAGTACGTTCGAAACCCACCTCGCGAGATAACTGTTGGCTATCAGCTTATTGCTGATGATGATGATGCATTTCGCACCGCCTTCTATAAGCTAAGTGGCATCTTGCACGGTGACACTCATCAGGTTTCGTTCAATGATGACTTGTCTGTGTACTGGAATGCCGTGCTCACAGATGTTGACGATGTTCCTAAGGGCAGAAATTCAATCACATCTTCGTTCACGCTATTTGTCCCCGATGGCATCGCCCACTCGGTAGCCACGAAGACGTTTGACAACATGCCATACAAGGACGTGCCAGTGAACCTTATGGCAGGCACAAGTGCCGACCCAGTCTCAGTCACAGGGTCGGGCTGGAATATTCAAAAGCTTGGGTCGTTCAACAATCCTACCATTGGGAAAAAGTATGCAGCTACGGTCTTGCTTGGGCGGGCTGATTTTGCTGTTAGTTTCCAAATGTGGGCGAATGACATCAATGGCAATCGGATAGCACTGGCTGGGTTTCCCGTGACCACACAGATGGCGGCAAATCAGCGCAGCACGATTGTCTGCATTTGGCCCGATCCAGGGAAGACTGGAGCAGCTCAGATTGAGGTGACACTTGCGTGGGCCTTCCAAAAAACGGATGTTGGCACCTATCAATATCTTAAGGCCAAACTAGAGGAAGGCAC